CTTTTAGGGGATATTCTGATGGCTGAACTCCTATACATAAATGGCACAGGTGCGTTCTCCTACGGCTCAGTTTGGGTGGGGTGCATGGTAACCCCAGGCGCATTCTGGGATGTTGACTCTGTCTGGTTTGGTGAAATGTATGGTGGAACCAGCAACAATTTCACCTGTTACCTTTATGCAGATAATGGAGCCGACCAGCCAACTGGCGCACCGATTGCTACCAGTAACGTAGCTTTAATGCCATTCCCCTCACCTGGGGGGCCAATAACATTTACGTTCACCCCTGCGGTTCGGATGGACAAGGGGGTAAAGTACTGGTTTGTCGTACACCGACCAGGAGACATTGTTTTCTTTTGGAGGACTGCGTCAGATATATATGCAGGGGGCTTGGTAGGATTGGCCACAGATGCTTCAGACCCCACTGATGGCAACTGGCTTTCCTTTGGTGCTTCTGACGTAGGCCAGTTCAAGGTTAATGGTGACGAGATTCCACTGTATGAGGCAGAGGTTCACCAATTTAATGGTACTCCCGCTGCTGCTGCGGCTGAGGCAGAGGCGTACATTGAGACTCTTGATTCTACTACGCAGACGATTCTTGACATAAGCGAAGTTGGCAACAACCAATTTGTTACCATCTTCATCACACATCTAGAACCATAGGAGAGAGAACATGGCGGCTTACGCAGTAGAAGTCTACGAACTTAACGGTACGCCTGAGGATGCTGCGGCTGAGGCAGAGACGTACATCGAGACTCTTGACGACACCACACAGACGATACTTGACATAAGCATCGTCGGTGACAACATGTTTGTCACGTTTTTCATTACTCACCTACAACCATAAGGGGAAAATGGTGTCAAAGAGCAAACCAAGGAAAGATGGCGGCAAGCAAGAGGACAAGGTGGTCAGGGCCATTTGGCTCAAAGATATACTACAAGAAGCCCTGGACTTGATTATGACCACCACAGACCCAAACAGGCTGAAGCGGCTCCTCAATGACGCTTCGTGGAAGGTTAAGAAGGCTGTGCTTGCAGAGGCTCTACAGTCTGGCAATCTCGACAAGGCAAGCTCTGTAGCCACTCACATCCTTAACCTTACAGAAGTTAAGAAGGCCGCTCTCGACGCTAACATCAATATGAATCAGAACGTTAACATTCTACTGGCAGAGATAACGGACGTACCGTATGAACTCCTCGAAGCAAGAGCAAAAGAATTACAAGGACTTGGAGAAGCTAAACAAGTTGGAACTGGCGCTGATAGAGGAAGAGATGAAACGCCAGCGTCCGAACGAGTACTGGTGGTACAAGATGGAGCCGTACAGGGATGAACCCGTACGCTTCGCAAGGGAAATGCTTAACTTCCACCCCACTCCCGACCAGGAAAAGTTTCTCAACGCACTGAGTACAAATACTCACGTTAGCGTGAAGTCTGGCCACGGTACGGGTAAGACCGCTGCCGACGCAGTAATAATTATATGGTTCATGTGTACTAGGTTTGACGCAAGAGTTCCGTGTACCGCCCCCAGTGAAGACCAGTTGAAGAACGTTCTATGGGCGGAGTTAGCAAAATGGTTTCGTGAGCTAGACCCCTTCTTCCAGAGTCATTTCGTGTTGACCTCTGAGAAGTTCTACCATAAAGACTACGAGCGCACATGGTTCGCAGTCGCAAGAACAGCACGGAAGGAGAAGCCAGAGGCGCTACAGGGTTTTCACTCAGGCAACCTGTTGTTTATGATCGAGGAAGCCTCAGGTGTGGCAGAGGAAGTATTCATGGTTGTGCGTGGTGCGCTTACCGACGAGGCCAACCATTGCGTAATGACCTCGAACCCTACCAGGACTATTGGCTTCTTCTACAACTCCCACAACCTTTGGGAAGGTGACCCCTGGCATTGCCTGACATTCAACGGTGAGAAGTCACCCCTGGTGGCAGCGAGGTACATAAATGAAATCGCAACAGAGTTCGGAGAAGACTCCGACGTATACAGAGTCAGGGTACTTGGTCAATTTCCCGTTCAGGCCGACTATACTCTCATTCCAAAGGCCTGGATTATGGCCGCTCTTGAACGACAAGTCTCTTACCATAAGCGGCTGGCAAGTAAGTCGTTCGATTCCGCTGGTGTCGATGTGGCCAGATATGGAGAGAACAAAACTATCTTCATCTTAGTCCGTGGCATCACCGTTGTGGGGATGCTCACATACCGTAAGCAGAGTACGATGAAGACAGCCGAACAGGTGATTGCTCTCTGTGACAAGATGAACCCCAACGACATCAAGGTTGACGAGATCGGCATAGGCGCTGGTGTGGTTGATCGTGCCGTGCAACGGGGGTACAACGTTACAGGTGTAGATGTGGGCCGCAGGGCCATCCACAAGGAGAAGTTTCAGAACCTGAGGGCGGAGTACTACTGGGAATTGAGGACACGATTCGAAGAGGGGAGCATAAGCCTCTACCCACTGACAAAGACTTTGAGCAAGACCGATGTTATCCAACTGGTTGAGCAGATAGCCTCGATCAGGTACGAATACAACCCGACGGGAAAGATCATCATTTGGTCTAAGGAGAAAATGAGGCGAGAGGGTATCAGATCACCCGATATAGCAGACGGCATGATGCTGGCATTCGCTGAGTACTACCCTGAGGAATTAACCAAGAGGCCCATGACATCCCTAGAGAGATGGAGTAAGTCATTAGAAGAACCACCAGCAGAAATAGACGATGGGTACGAGGAGTACGCTAACGATTTCTACAAACGTACCAAGTATCCCATTGATGGCGATAACGTAACAGAGGATATGACATGGTAAATGAACTGGTAATTGCAAGCATCTACTTCGCAGCAGGATTTGGAACTGGAATTGTTACACTTCTAATTGGAGTTGCCCTAGGCAGAATCACAAAGGGAGAAGACCCTGGTGAGCTTCGCTACCTTTTGCCAGGAGCGGGTAGGTCTGACAAGTTCCCTGATGATACAGAGGTATATGACGATGCCTATTTCGATAGGGCCACTCGCAGGCCTGAGGATGGGGGTCTTGAGTTCCCCACAGACGACCAGTTGGAAGAGATAAATCGACACAGCGCAGAATAGGAGTAGGTCATGTCAGACAAGAAGAGGAAGATAACGTACAAGGAAACAACGGAAAAGCCCAGGTTCGCTGGCGTAGCAGTCCCGAAGAAGGAAGAGCTATCGGGAGCAGACCAACTGCTTAAAGACATTGCGGAGTTCCAGCGTGTAGAGGTAGCAAAGACTCTACCCTCTGAGCCAGTTAACATCGTGTGTTCCAAGTGCAGGATGAAGGTGGGGTACATAATCCCCAAGGAGTGTAAGGTTCCACTGAGGGGAAGCATGATTCATCCACACAGGGGCTGCGAGAACTGGCCACTCCCAAGCCCAAACTTTGGCCCATTGAACTTTATCTGCCCCCACGCTTTTGGGGAAGAGAACGACAATCACCTATTCATTAACATCATAGAGAGCAAAGACGAAGAGGCCGACACCTTTATAGAGGAGTCTGGCAACGAATTTAGAGTAGTTGAAATACCTGACAAGCGTTTGTGCATGTGCGGTTGCGGGGAAGTCATTACTATCCCCGACAAAGAGTACGCAGGGATGGAGTGTTGGAAGCGCCACATGATGGAGATTCACGGTGAGAACCCAACAGAGGCGCAGGCAAACGAGTGTCTCTGTGGATGCGGCAATGTGGTGTTAGAGGGCAAGAAGTACTTCGATGGTATCAACTGCTATAACCGCCTAAGGAAACAGGAAGCCGAAGGGGATAACTAATGGCAGAGCGGGAAATAAAGAAGATCGTTAGGAAGGTGGGAGACTCAGTAGCCACCGCAGAGCCACAGAAGCTACAGCCCGAAGAGACTAGGGCCATAACGTCCATACTCCCAAGGGAAGGACACGCAAACGTTGGCCACAACGCCTTCAGTATCTTGGCTGATGTTATCAGGGATAAGGACAAAAAGAAGCTGCCAAACAAGTGGTTCCGCAATTACGAGCTTTATCGTGCGAGGCATTGGAGAAGCCAGGGTTCGGCAAGACTGTCAACTGTTAACTTGATATGGAATTTTATTACAAGAACTGTTAACCTATTGACAGATAACAGCCCGACCTTTAACATCACCGCAGAGAACGATGACTGTCTCTTATACACATCTCCGAGCCCACGAGACCGTACTAGATCTCGTATGCC